TCAAAGCCTACGCGGAATATCTCAAACAGGTGTGCTACCTCAAAGCGGTATTCGTCTTTGGGTATGCATTCGAGATAGGCGTCGCCTAAGTCCTTAATGTCAATGATAGGCTCTGCCTTGAGACATCCTTGCTGATTCATCAGCGTTATGTTAGTGATGAGCATATACATTGCGGTGGAAGCCCCGGCGCAGATTAGGTCTTTGCCTCGTCTCCCTCCGCAGCAATGCCCTTTGCCTACGAATGTGTACGTGCCGTCTTTTATAACGAATGTTATGTTTGTCATGTATTACCTCGGTGCTGTCGCATCAGCAGTCATTTCGCGTGTCTTGGTTACCGCTTTTGTCTCTTGCGGCGCGGTGTCTCCGAGTGCCTCTTTGCCCTTAACGGTTGCCTCTGCTCCCTGTTGGCTCTGTGGCGCGCTCTGAGGCTGCGCAGCCGATGCTTTGCCATCTGCATAACCAATGATGCCGAGCAGTTGTTGTACTTGCTGCGTGAGCATCTGTACTTGCTGGAACAGCGTGCCGTTCTGCTGCACCATTCCCATTATTTTGTCCTTGCGGTCAAAGTCCATCATTTCGAGCGTTGCGAGTGCCGCGTCAGCGTTTGCCGGGGCAAAGAAACCTGCGTTATAGAATTGCAGTGCCATCTCGTTTTGTGCCATACGGCTGTACGGTGACGCTTTGCTTGCGGTGATTTCGATATCGAATATAGGCTCGCGTGAGCCAAGCTCCTCGCCTGCGTAGGCTATAGGTGTCTCACCGAGCTGTGCGTTGTCCATTGCTATGAACTCTGCCGCGCCATTCGGTGCGGTTACTCTAAACCATCTCGGGGTATCGTAGAACTGCCTTATAAGCTCTACAATCAGTTTGCAGATATGCTTGTATGCTCGATAGGTTGCTTTGTTAGTGTCGCGCGGTATCTTAGCACCCGACTCTTGCATTGCCGCTATTGCCGATGCTGCGGTAACGCCCGAGGTCGAGCCACCTGTGGATACGTCACGATTGCCCGTTACCTCTTTAAGCTCGTTTATCTTTTGCTCTACGACATTGAGCGTGGTTGATGACAGAGCCGTGCTCTCGAGCTTGCGGAAGTGCATATCATCTATGTTGCCTTGACACGATATGACCGCTTTGGTTATGTCGGCAAGGTCGTCTGCCTTTATGTCGCTGCTCTCGGCTATAAGCCAACGGGGAGTAGCGTTGACTATCGTGTTCTCGATGATAGCCTTGTTGCATCTGTCGATGTACTCCTGCGCGTCTTTGCCGATGTCTATATATCCAAATCCAACGAGGCTGTCCTCGAGTGGGAACAGCGTGTCGAATACGAATGGATACAAGCCGTGCGCATAAAAGCCGTTTGCATACTGCTCTATGCCTTTGGCTGCCTCGTTCTCGCTGCTGAATAGCAGTATCGTGTTGCAGAATCGAGCGTATTGCAGCTTGCCGTTTTTCTTGTAGTACCAATCTATAACTGCGCTCTTGTTTGTCGTGTCTATGTTGGTGTCGTGTATGTATTCAACGGGCTTAGTCGTTGCGCTTGTGAGCTTGCCCTGTAGCTGCGGATACAACGCTATGAGGTCATCGTTGCGTTGCAGGCTAACGTAGAACACGTCGCGCGACTCTTGGATGTCTTTGACACCTGTCTCCCAAAATAGCTGTAGCAGGTCAACCTTGCTTACGGCTACCTCGCCTAAGCCGTTGTTAGCGGCACCGTCCCACGATACGCAGAAACACGACGTGCCGTTCTTGAGCTTGTACCACGCAGCGTCACTGTACACTTGCTCCATGTTAGCGTGGTCGAGTATGACAGGCACTATGCTCGATAGCATCTTTGCGGTGTCGGTGTCGCTCTGCTCACGCGGCAAGAAGTTTGCCATAGGGTAGTTGTCCATCATATCTGCGTGCTTGTTGAGTATGACGTTCAAAAGCCATCCCGACGCGGCATTCGCTCCGCTATGGTCATCGATGTCTTTTTCGCCGTTGCTCTCACCGCCGAACTCATGCCAGTGGCGCATCTTGTACCATTGCTCGTTTCGTACGATACGCGTATCTATGTTAGACTTGTCGCTCTTGTATTTCATGTAGCGCTTGTTTGCTTCGTCTATCTCTTTTTGACCGATAGGCAGCTCAACCTCGCTGTCTTGCGCTACGACAGGCGCTTGCTGTTCAATAGGTGCTGCATTCTCTTGCTCACTCTTAGTGGCAATGTTGTGCAAAACCTTTTTGAGATTCTCGTCCATTTATTCCTCCTAATCGGGTATGATATCTAAGTATTGATAGAGGGGGTTGTTTGTGTAATCGTTCTTCTTTATACCCACCTTTGGCTTTATGGGTCGCACCATGCACATATATCTTGTCTCATCAGCTACGTGAAGACACCTAATGATCCTCCCCATCAGTATCGAGGTCTTCGACTTTATGCTCGTCATACTGAAGGAGAGGTATTGTCCTTATAAATGCCTTGCAGGTGTTAAAGATGTACATCATTGGTATGCCGATGTCATCGAACTGCATTCTGTAATGCATTTGCATCCACCCTGCGATGCGCTTGTGGTCGCCTTTTTCAAAGTATATATGGTGGCGTTCTGCCGTCTCTGCGACAGACTCACCACCGCTTGCATCCCATATAGCAGGGTCGGCTACACCGTATATCCGCTTGCCTTTGAGCAGTGGGTGCTGATTCTCGATATTGGCAATGTTGGTAAACTGCTGGTCTGCCGTGAGTTTTAAGCCCTCGTTAGGCGTTGCCGTACACCCATAATACTCGAGGATGCGATAAAGGCGTCCGTCAAAATCGTATGCCCACCAAGCGCAAGAGAACGGTTTTGAATAGCCAAAGTCATAGCTGCGGTAAATTGTCCACTGCGGCGGTATGTCAAAAGCCTCGATAACGTGCGTGTAGCGCCTGTCTTTATAATGTGTCGGGTCGTCTTTGAACTCCTCAAAGAATTGACCCTCAAAAATATTCCAATTCCCGTAAAGCCACGCCTCGCGCAGCTTTGGTGGCAGGTTTTCGAGCTGTTCGATGTAGTCGGGCTGCTGCGCCATCAGAGCCACGTTGTCCTGTACAAGCGACTGTATGAATATATAATCCTCGGGCTTTTCTTTTCCCTCATAGCGTTTATCTATGAATAGGCGCTTGATGTATTGGTGACCTACGCCGCCGGGGTTGCACGTATAGTAAATGCGTTTTGGGAATGGGTTAGTGCCACGCACACAAGCGGTGATTGATTTCATTTGGAACTCACTGAGCTGGGTAGCCTCATCGAGAAAGATGACATCATATTCTGTGCCTTGTAATCTGTCAAGGTCGCTATCTCGCTCGCAATATGTAAAGCGAATTGTTGAGCCATTGATGAATCTCAATGTCTTATCTTTGTCATTGTATTTCGCCGCGCCTATAAGCTCTTGACGTAATATCTTGATGTGGTTTTCCTGTAGCTCAGGATATGAGCGCCTCACTATCAGCAATCTAATGCCGGGGTACCGTGCGCATAGCAGCTTTGCTTTTGTTCTCACTGCCCACGATTTGCCACCGCCTCGAGCGCCACCGAAAGCAATGTGCTTTGCAGTTGCCTGCAGAAACAGCTTTTGCTTTTCATTTGGAGCTGCTATAGATAATGTTGGCATTAGGTCACCGCCTTTGCGCTTGGATATTATTCAACGATAAGCGTGTTGTCACTGACGGATATCTTGCCGAGTCTGACTTTGCCGTTCTCGACAATGATGATGTTTTTGTCTCCTGCTTCATCGGGGATAACGAGAGTTGTCTCGCCATATACGATTGCAGGCTTGCGAGGCGTTACGTTGTTCTGCGCGTTTATAACCTCGATAAGGGCTGCTATCTCGTCAGGCACCGTTACCTCGCTGTTGGCAGGGTAGGTGTACTTAACGCCGTTGATGTCGGCAATAAAAGGGTTGGGTGTGATAGGGGTAGTAACTGTTTTCATGTTTTCTCCTTAATCCGCATAGTCGTCTGCGTTTTCTATTCGTATTGTTATGTCTTCAGGTATCTTAGAGTCTATCTGTGACTCGATAGCCTTGATGCGTGCCTCCTGCTCGCGCTCGTCTCTCTCGGGTGATGAGCCAAGCGTTGACTGCAAAACCTTGACGGTGTTGGCTATCTGCAATAAGCCTCTTGTGTTGCTCTCGTCGCAGGCTTCTGCGGCGCGTTCTGCCTTTAAAATGAGCTTTGAAATGGCGTTGCCGAGCAGCTTTAAGTTGTTGACTCTCGTTTCGGTTGCTCTGTCTATGGCAGTTTGGTCAATGTTCTTTTCCACTTTGTCTCTCATCTCATCCCAATGCTCTGCCTTAGCGTGCTTGTGTACTGTCGAGTAGCCTACACCGTTTGTTTTTGCGACATCGTGCAGCGACATTTTGCCCGATATATACTGTTGTCTGCATTTATCCCAAAATACTTTTGACTCTGCTTTTCCGACCATATAAACTCTCCTTTACTCCACACTAAAATAAAAGTGAGGGAGTTGTCAAACCCCCCACACTTATATACAATACTCAGTCATTATTTATGCCTAACTTGAGCCTGAGCTTTTCTTTTTCTGTAGCCTTTTCTTTTGCCGCTTTGCCGTTCTCCCACCACTGAATAAACGTATCTCGCTGCATATAGTCAAGCTCCTTTGCGCAGTCCTCGCATACTATCGCTTTGCTGTTGACCGACTTATATACGGCTATAAAATGACCGCTTCTTTTGTTCTCTAAACATCTGTCACATTTCATCGTAATTCTCCTGTACTGCAAAAGTCATCGTCCGACATCATTGCACCAAAGTAATAGCAACATCCACCTTTTTCGTCAAAGTGTTCGTAATGCTTGCAGTCCTTGCAATATACTAACTCTTTGTCGGTATCCCATTTGAGTGCCTGTCCACACTTGCAATGGTGATTCTTTAGTCTGAGACTCAGCCATTCGTTGCAGGTAGGGCAGTAGTATTCGGTGTATGTGATGGCGTCCTTGATGGTTTTCTTAATCGGCTTTTGGGGTATCTGCTTTTCGAGTGCCTCTACCGCTGTCGTTACGCAGCAGTTATCGCACGCTTCCTTACAATTCGGGCATAGGATACCTTTTAAGTCAGACCTTGCTTGTTTGTATGTCATTGCTGCTCCTCCTCATATCTTGCTGCGAGAGCTTGAGCTATCTTGCAAAGCCCGTAGTCATCGTAGCAGTATTCTTTTTTGTACTCGATTGCCGACTGCCGAGTACCGAATGTGAGATGTATGCGAGAGCATTTGACCAAGCCCTCGCATATAATCTTTTGTGGCGTCTCACTGTCGTAGAATGGGCATAAGGCAAGCGAGGATTGGTACCCACGTGTACTCATTTATCGAGGTATGCCGCTTGTATCGTATTCCACGCAGCGCTAAACCACATACGCCATTTCGGGCAGTTTGTGCAGACATAACGCTGTGACTCTTTTTCGCAGGTGTCGCAGGGCTTTTGTGGCATATCGTAGTAGAGCTTCATTAGCCTGTCATAGACATATCGTTCTCTCTTTTGTTGTGCCTTTGCTTTTGCAAGCTCGCTTTTTAAACTCATAACTTATTCTCCTAATCGTAATCATAGATTCCTTGCTCTATCAGCCTTGTAACAAGCCGCTTTGTCATAAGCGGTGGTACGCTCATTCCGCAGATGTAGCCAACATTTGCATGATTAAATACTCCAAAGTCATAATCCTGTGGGAATGACTGCGTATTTCTCACCGTCTCCACGCTGATGTAACTTAACTTGTCGATGTCTATTACATCCGGCTTTGCTCGTTGTGTCGGCATAATCTCGTTGTCTCTGATGTAATATGTTTGAAATCCCGAGCCAATCTCGCCACGCCTTATTCGTGTATCCGCAATGTTTTTGTCTTTTGGGTGTGCATCCTTTGCGACATTGTAAAACACAGAGTCTTTTTTCAGTGCTTTGAGTTTGCCGTCTTTGATTTCCCCATAGGTTATCGGCGCATAATTAAACATCATGTCGAGGTGTTCGAGGTCACGATGTAGCTCTTTTTGTGTGGCTACAAAGAATACACGGTGCCGGGTCTGTGGTACACCCATCTGCTCGCCTTTGAATAGCCAATGCTTTACATCGTAGCCTGCCTCGTCAAATCTGCGGTATATCTCCTGAACATATCCCCACGCATTGCCAAGCAGCAAGCCCTCGACATTTTCCATTATTACCGTCTTGGGCTTTAGCTTTTTAACCGTATCGATGAATACAAACGATAGGTCATCAAGCGTCTGCTCTGCTTGACCCTCGCGGAACTTTTTCTTTTTACCCCAAGACTCCTCTCTGTCACCTGCCATTGAGAATGTAGTGCAGGGTGGTGAGCCATCGAGTATGTCAAGATGGAATAGCTCCTCGGGCAGCTCCTCGTTTGGTGTCTCG